GAACAAGAGGTTATCCAGTTTCTTGCGGAAGTGGATGACAAGGTTAAAAAACTCAATGAAATTAAGGTGTAAATATGGAACAGCGTGACAATTCAGGTGTACTTTTTAAGAACGACAAAAAAGAGACAGGCAACCAGCCAGACTATAAAGGCAACATCACAGTTGATGGTCAGTCCTACTGGCTCTCAGCTTGGATTAAAGAGGGTAAATCAGGCAAATTCATGGGTCTTGCAGTAAGCCCTAAAGAAGAAGCCAATACTTCCTCACCAAAGAAGAAGCCCTCAAGTGGCTTTGACGACCTTGATTCAGACGTACCCTTCTGATGTAACACAAAGGGGAAAGCGTAAGTGAGTACCCACTAACTTTTAATTGATAGGAGTGAATGATGACAAAACTAGACGATATTCATTTTGGTGGCGGTGTAAAGAAGTTCTTTGACTTGCCAATCTTTAATCGGGTTAGATGTTCCGACCCAGTAACCAGCTACGAAGCCGCTGATGCCGCTAAAGACTTGGCATCCAAGCATTTCATCATCATTGTGGACTGTTTAAAGGCTCATGGTGCGCTTGGAAAAGATGGGATAGCTAGACGTAGCGGGTTAGACAGAAATCAAGTCTCACGCCGTTTAAACGAGTTATTAAAGATAGGTTTAATAGAGTTGACGGGTAATAAAGTCAAGTCAGATTCAGGACTTAATGAGCGTGAATGGAGGGCAGTCTAATGTGGGATGTGCTCGTCACTTTTATGCTGATGCTGTTTGGTGCATTTGTCGTGATTGCCTTTGGTGCAATCCTCATTGGTGCGCTTTATTTCCTACAAAACGAGGCTGACAATGACTGAAGAAGATGAAGCATTCAACGACATTGAGCGACAAGCCAAGCAACGACAAGAGTCTGTCAAAGCAAACTTTCTAAAGCCCAAGTCTGCACAAGAGTTCTATGACGAACTACGCAATGGCGTGATTGAGGAAGTTGCTAGAGAGATTAGGAAGCTAACTTCTTTTGGAAAAGACACAATAGACAGTTTGGCTGTTTACATTGAAGGGATGAAGAAATGACAAAAGCACAACAAGTCTTTGAAGCAATGATGCGATCAAAGGGTCACAGAGACTTTAGCAAAACAAAAGACAGATACAACCTACCCACCTTGCAAACCCGATGGAACTACTTTTTAATGGGGTGGGAAATGAGGAGTGTGTTATGAACAAAACAAAGAATGACTTTGATTGGCGAGGGCAACCTAGTATCTGGACAACAGATAAGAAACTCAAGCAAATAACAGCGGGTCATATCCTTGGTAAAAACGCAAAAGAACGTATTGCCATGACAGAAAAGAAAGAATTTACAATCTATTCAAGGGCTAAATTAAAGAATGATTCGTAAGATAAGAACCTTTTACGGCAGACGCAATGGTCAACATGGGAACAAGGTCACCACCATTGACCGAGGTGAAGCATGGCTATGTGAGAAGTGTGGGGAGGTGATTATCTATGAACACCTTGTCCCCAAACACTTCTGCAAGCGGCTAATTAAGCCTGTAGTCCTTGGAGATACTGAGTCTTCCCTGCCACCTTAACAGCAGTCAATTCCTGTTTCTTCAGGTTATTTGGGTCATATGACACATGAACCCAACCCGAATCAGGGATGCCTTGTGTGTAGAACTCAAGGATAAGCTGTGTATAGTCCAAGTTATCCATAATCCATTGAGCCAGATCAGCATTGGCAACGCCAGCAATCTCAATGTCTGCCGCCATACCCTTGCAGTGGTCGGAAGTCTTAGAACCACCAACAGCGGCATTGGACTCAGGGCTACGATAGGCAGAATTCACAGTCACAGACTTACCAAAATGCTCACGCACAGGCTGAAGCACCTTGTCACACAAAGTCTTGAGATTGTCAAGAGCTTCTTCATCAGGTGTGTTATCGATGCCAAGACGGGTAGCGGTGTCAGATTTCGTTAGTTCTTTCAAAGAAAAATTGGCAGATAAGTTCATTTATTTAACCTTTCGTTGTAAAAATTGATGGATTATGGGTGGAAGCTGTCACAAATGAGAGATAGGATTTTACTTGGCAATAGTGCCATAACAAAGGGGAATATCATGTACAAGATTGAGATTAACATTGCAGAGTGGGATTTTGGAGATGACTCAGTGATTATTGAGACAGATGATTTTGAGAAGATTGCAATCATCCAAGAATTCATCGAATTCCAGCAATTGCATGGCTGGTGCGTTGACTATGACGTTACCGAAGAATACGAATACAACCAGTGCGATGAAGAAGTCAGCGAAGACGAAGTTGACGAAAGCGATGAAGACGAAATATCCGAAGAATACGAAATCGGAGAGACCGCAGAAGACGAAGACGGCTTAGTCTGGGTTCGTGTGGCATAATTTAGGTGCAGTTGTTACTTGCAGGGGGGTCTTAGGACTCCCCTTTTTTTGTATAGTTGAACGCATTGGTTTCGATTTGCTATTCAATATCGTGATCTGCCTCGATGTCTCTAGCCAACTGCCGCCAATCAAGACTACGGCGGTAAAGCGTGTATATACGCTCATCACTTAAAGGCTCAGATCGGCGGTTTAATCTGTCATTTGCTTGCGCTAAAGCAAGTTGCGTTTCATGCAATATGTTATGCAGTTCTTTGATTTCTGATCTCAGATAAGCAACAAGGTCATACGTCATATACCTTACCCCTAAACTCAACTTGACCTTCAGCCCACTTGTGGACTAACTCAGGCCAAAGCAATTTACCATTATGAAATGTCAGTACAGCAAACCCTGACCTCCAGTTAGTAGGAGAGTCTTCAAGATAGTTTACAAACTGCGCCCCATCAGTATCAGCCAATGTGCCAGTATCCACGCCAAACCTGTTTCCTTGGTAGTCAGCATATGGGGTCACTTTAAGGCTGTGTAGATGCCCTGTAACGATGCTTACGCCAGCATTGACTGTATTGTTATGGGTAGCGTGTACACCGCCCTTCCAGCGATGTTTAACCACTACTTCCTCAGTAGGCCAGCAAGACCAGCAAGGATGCCATGCAGGGAAATGGTCTTTCAGAGAAAACCCTTTAACTTGCTCATATTGAGGCGCATTTGCGGCTAGGCGGTTCTCAAACCTTGCATCATGGTTGCCAAGTGTCCACACTAGGTTTACATTGTGTCTTGCTTTCTTGGCGGCTTCTTCTATCTCGCCCATCGCCAACTCACAGGCTTTTAACTCTTGTATAACAGATGGCGTTGAATCCCATCCAATTCGAGGATAGCGAGAGATACTAGCGCCATCAAATATATCTCCATTGGCAATCACAGCCTTGGGCTGAAACTCTTTAATAGCCCAAAGAAGACCCTTGTACGCTGTTGTATGGATGCTAGGCCAGAAGTGAGCATCACTGAACACCAAAACAATGCCATTTTCAATCCCCAATTGTTTGCGAACTGAATTTTCTTTAATGGTTTGATGCTTACTGTTCTTTGACTTTAGTGTCTCGCCGTACTTGGCTTCTAAGTTGTTTTTGCGCCTAATAATATTACGCAAATCCATGCCAACGGCTTTGGCAAAGGCGCTAGGAGATTCATACGTTTTCCAAAGTTCAATAAACTCTGCATCGCTGTAAACAGTTTTACCCATGACAACTCCAGTAAAGTTGTCTGAAATTAAACTAAATCAATGACAACAGCGTGAATCTTAACGTGATTTGTTCAAAGATTCTCTAACTGATTCATAGGCATCAATACAAGCATTCAGTTGTCTGATGGCTTTGTCTCCATCGTCTGTGATGGCGACAAGAGATTTAGCAGTCTCTCGGTCAAATTCGGCTGTTGCTTGAACGCTATCTCCGCTGGCAACGGGGGTATCTGTGGCGGTATGTACGGGGCAGACGGGGGCTTGGACAGGAATCCGCAACTTGAGAGCGCCAGAGTCAATGTCAAGGTTGCGCTTTTGTTGAGCAAGTTTTGCATCTTGATTTGCCTTTTGAAGTTTGTTAGATTGAGTCTGAATAGTGGTTATAAGGGCTTGTTCTTTCGCCCTAGCTTCAGCATTCAGGGCGGCAATCTCAAGTTGCTGACGAGTAACCTCATCATTTGACCCCTTGAAATAGCCACCACCGAAAGAGCCAACTACCGCCATCAGGATGCCTAAAAGCACCCAAGGATTAAATAGGCTCATGGCTTTGGAGGCTCATCGTTGTCAATGGCTTCAGCCTTGGCACTGGCATTAGCGATCGCCTTGACACCAGAGCGACCAGCAACACCACCCAAAACACCAGTGATAAACACCATGATGGTGCTAATCTGTTGTGTATACACTTTGTCGATCGCCGCCATAGTGCCGTTCATTGGCTGTTGAACAAACGAAACTGAGTACAGAAACATACCCATAGAAGCCAACAGAATGGTCACCAAGACCACGATAACGAATGCCCATACTCTGACTTCAATTTCATCAGAACTAAGGCGAGTATTTGGTTTGTATCCAATGGTAGGCATCATTTCTTCTCCTCGGGTTTAACTAACATTTCAGGGCAAGTACCAGAAGCGGTACAGATTGGGGGTTTACATTCAGCATTAGACCAATTCAATGGGTCTTGGCAAGGGTAACGGTAGCGATCATCACAGCCAACTAGCAGTACCAATAGGATAGATAAGCCCCAAATACAGTAAATATTCATTTCTCTTTCTCTCTTTCCTTTTGTTCAACTTGTCTTCTAAGTTTCTCGACCTTCTCTACTTGTTGTTTGGCTTCATGCTTGGCTTGAAGTACATCCATGTACAACATACCCAAAACAGGCAACAGCAATATGACAAGCACACAAGCGGCAATCCATCCCACTACGCTCTCCCAATCTTGCTTACCAGACCTATTAGCATCCATATATACAGGAGGAATAGGAAAGCTACCAACAGGTATGCTTGTTTTTCGGCTAGGAGTCGCTCCCTTTCCTTTCGTAGCCATGATTCTGCATCTCGCTTCTTCCTTGCCTTCTCTTGCTCTCCAGCAATGATGTCTCTCATGCTGAAAACTTCACTATACAAAGCACCCATCTCAGGGGGGGACTGATAGACCATGCACTCTCGTATCTGAACTACCAACCTCTCCATCTCTTGTTGCGCCAAAACCCTGTTTAGGGCTTCTTCCATCAAGTTCACATCATCAGAGAAAACAACAGTCCTAGCCTTCTCCTCTGACTCCCTGATATGCGCTTCTAACTGCTCCTGTAGCTTGAAGAACTCAGTCAGGTTCTTAACGATGTCAGCTTTGACTTGAGTTTCTTCAACAGCAACGTAGTCAGACTTTTTAGCCTTTGCCACAGACTTTTTAGCTTCAGGCTTGGGACTACCGCCAAATAGTTTACGCAATGAACCCCAAAATCCTTTGACTTCTTTGCCAATAGCAATAACTTCATCAGCAGTACGCTTAATAGAGACAAACTGCTCTTTAGCTTGCTTGTAAAGGTCACAGCCAGCTTGGATGTTTTTGACCAAGCCAGCCGCAAGAAGACAAATAGAGATTGGATCAATTTTATTTCCTTATTCTGGTACAAATTGATAGTAAGGCTCAGTTTGAGGCATTACTACTTCGCTAGGACTTACTGCTGTAGATGCACCAATGTAGCCTGTACGCAATGCGCCCATTCCTATTGCAGTGGCAAAATCTGAAACATCTTCAGGTTTGAGCGCTGATTTGAGGTCAATCTCCTTGCCCTTTTTAGTGACAAGTTTTGTTGAGGCATTCAAGATTGCATTAACACCATTTTCATCCAAGAACAGTTTTCTGTGGGCTTGTCTTGTGGCTTCATCAATATTAGTCTGACCAATCAAAGATAAAATCCTGAATCCTTTGTTAAATATGCTTGAAATCTGGTTAACAGCAATACCAGTAATTCTTTGAGGGTTAACGCCACCAGTTGCTCTCTCTAAAGCAGATGTTTCCTTAACAGCGGCGGCACGAATTGGCAAATTCTCAACATCAATCTTGTTTGCAAGTCGAGATACATCAGCCAAAGAAGTCAAGTTATCAAAGTGCTTTTGACCAAAGACAGAAACGAACGTATCTTTATTATTTTCAAGATACTCCAAAGGATTCTGTGAATCAAGCATCCTGTTAACCAAGCCATTTTTAACAGCAAGTTTTGCGTTTGTTTGCTCTTCAGAAGATAGTTTCTTCAGGTCTACAGAAAACTTGTTTCTATAACCTTTACCTGTGGAACTGGTCATCTTTGACACAATTCCATCTACACCCATTGAGTCGTAGTCAGCAAGGAAACTTTGACCAAGCCTTGTTCTAGCTTCTTTTGCGGCATCATCAATAGCAACTTTTTCTGTTGCCAAATATTGAGCCTTTAATCCGACATCGGACAACCGCTGTTTCAAAGCAGGAAGTTTGTCAACAATATCGCTGTATCCACCATTGTTGCTTGTCTTAGTGAGCAAGTCTTCAAGTTTTACAGGGTCTATAAAACCATTTTTGTTCAATGATTGGTTATAAAGTTTTGACATGACAGACTTCTCTGCCAAAGCAATACCATCGTCACCAGCAACACGCAAG